TCAGATCTTGAAGTGCGGGATATTTCTCTCAGAACGAATTAAAGCTGCCTGAGTATCTTTACCTTCAAGAAGTCGGCGACTCAGGAGCCCCGGCAACCTCGTCCCCGCCGCCCAGACCCACTTCATCAACTCTGCGGGGACGCTTTCGTGCTCGCCACGGTTCACCTTCCGCCTCAGTGTCGAGCGCTGTAGCGCTCCGGCACCGAGGTTGAGGGTGAAAGAAACCAATGCGTCGAACTGCCCGTCCGTCAGAGGCACTGAGATCAGCCGCAGCACGGCTCGCTCTGCGATCCTCACATCCTTACGCAGAAGCTCGGTGGCCTCAGCTTGCGTGATGCCCGTTGCGAACTGATCCTGTTCATGAGCCAACACGACATGGCCATAGCCAATCGTCGGGTAGCCAGCCGGGCAAATGTAAATGGTGGGGCTGAAGCCCTCAAACCGCTTGATCAAGTTGAGCCCTTCTTCGGTGACGTGACGCATCAGCCACCCCTGCGCATCTTGCTGATCTGACGGCTGCCGAACCAAAAGGACATCACCGCAGCAAACAGCGCCTGCGTTTCTTCGTCCCAGGTGGCCTTTAGCGCAGCCGCCAGGGTGATCCCGTCGGTTTGCAGCAAAGTCGCCAAGGCCGAGACCTTCACCACCGCAAACACCAGGAAGAAGGCATAGGTGATGATCGGGCGCACCGAGGCCTGTAACGCTTCCACCCATGGCGAGCCAGTAGGATGATTGGCGTAGCTGTACAGCGCCTGGCTCTCGGCGACGTCAGCGGCAATCTGGATTTCCTCCAGGCGCTGACTGTGGCCAAGCCGCTGTTGCTCCATTTGCCGATCCAGGATCGCCAGTTCATGTTTGCGATCCTGGCTGTCGCGAAACAGCTTGAGGAACTCCGGGAAGGTGCTGCTGAGGAAGCCCAGCAGTGATCCGAGCAAGGTCAGCATGATCAGTGTCCTCCCCCAAAGAGCTTCAACTTGATCAGCGCGCCTGCGACCAAGGCCAGGATGAAGCTGGTGGTCACCATGCGCACCAAGGTCTGCCAGGCCGTGTGCTTGGCGGTGTTGAAGGCTTCGAGCAGCCCACGCAACTCACGGATGTCGGCGGCTGCGCTTTCGCCATCCAGACCGACATCGGTCATTGCGCGCTTGGCGCCGCGTTCGGCCGCATCCTCGATCAATCGCTCAAATTCATCCAGCGGCATGGATACCCAGCCGTCTCGGGTGGTCGGTGTGTTCATCACGGTCTCCAGAAACAAGAAACCCCGCACGTGGGCGGGGTCGATGGGGTAAAAGGGATTAGCAGGTCACGGGGCGCTGGGGATGGCCACGGTCGTTGTGCGTTTGGGAGGCTTAGTTTGCCCAGCTTTGGCCTTGCCTGACTTGCCGGCTGAGATTTCCACCGACGTGCTCCAGCTTTGACCGGCCAGCTGGTGGGTGACCGACTCGATCAGGTAGGTGCCGTCGACCTCTTGCTTGAAACCTTGCAATTCGACCGATTTCTCTGCGGCCAGATCGGCACGGCCACATAACTCCAGCTGGCCGCTGGCGGTCTGCCGGTTCATGCCGGCCAATTTGGCTTTGGCTGCAGCCTTGGCGGCGCTGGGGTTGGGATAGATGTGTCGATCGGTGTGCGTGGCTCTGCTGGAGCCGGCCGGGGCATCCGGATTCGGGATGACGATGTCGATCTTTTTTCCGGTCTTGGTGTCATGCGCTTGAGTTTTGACCGCACCAACGCTGCCCCGGTCGGGGAAGGTCAGACGATAGCTGGTCACCTCGTTTGGTGAGAGACGGACCACCGGCAGGCTTTTACCCGAGGCGGTCTTACCGTCAGCGCGCGGCAGGACCATGAGCTTGCGGTCCTTCAGGGTGGCCGTGGCGTTGTATTGACGCGCCAATCGGGTCAGGAAGTTCAAGTCCGACTCGCCGACCTGATCGACCCGTGGCACCGTCGTGGTGATTGAGCAGACCGCCTGCCACCGGTTGCGGGCGGCAACCTCCCGGATGATTTGCGACAGCGGCACGTTTTCCCAGGCGTGCTGGCGTGGGCTTTTGGCAAGCCCGGCCATGTCCGTCGGCTTGCCGCGAATGACCAGGGTGCGTGGTGGCCCAGAGAATTCGATCTCGTCCACGGTGTAGGCGCCCATGAAACTCAGCCCCTGGCCTTCCCACCCCAGAGAGATGCGCAGCAGTGCGCCTTTCCTGGGGAAGGCAATGCGGTCGTCGCGGTCATCCAGCCGGATTTCGCACTCGTCCGACCGCAACCCGGCCCGGTCTGTCAGTTGCAGGCTGATCAGTCGGTCTTTGAGCAGATCGGTGATGTCCTGGGCGTTGGCAATGATCTGGAAGATGGCGCGCATCGCTCAGTCCCACAGGTTGATCACGTCGGTGCGCGCGGGGGCCAGATCAGGCAGGAGGATGACGACGCCTGAAACAAAGTGCTGAGAGCGCGCAGCCAGTCCAGGGTTGGCTTCGAGCACAGCCTCGACCGTGCCCATCAGATGACCGTAGTGCTGGTGGCAGAGGCGATCAAGCACATCACCGTCAGAGGTTTTGATAGTCGTCGCCATAGCGTTTGAATTCCACCGTAAAGGTCTGTTTGCGCGGTGCGCCGTCGGCCATCAGGTCACTTTGATCTTCCAAGACGCCGACCAAATACCAGCGCCCTAGTGTTTCGCCGTGGCCGGCGATGAGCTCGACCGGCTTCATCTGAAAGCCAATGCGGCGCAATGCGTTCAGTTGGGTCATGCCTGCCATCTGCGCAAAGACCACGCCTGATAGCGTGAGCGACTCACCACCCTGATTGACCGCTTGCAGGGCCTGCGGTCGCCCCAGACGCTCCTGGGTGGCGATGTTGTATTGGCTTTGCCGGCGCAGGCTGTCGAAGGCTGCCGTGTTCAGGCCAAAATAGAAACGCTCACCTTGTTCGGCGACCAGTACCAACAGGTGTGGCCGGGCGCTGGAGAGTGTCGGCATGCCGGTCCCCGCAACCAGACGTGAGCTCGAAGCGGTGGGCGATGCCAGCGGTGTTGTGGTGCCCGCACTGCCCAGTTGGGTTTTGAGTGCGCCCAATTGCATCGCCACCGAAGTCGTTGCGCTCTGCACCGAGCGCACCGCCGAGTCCAGACGTTTGGCGCTTGATTGGGCGGTATCGATCAGGCTGCCGATCCGCTGCGTGGCGCGATTGATATCGGCCAGTCCGGCCTGCACGCTGGCCATGCCCCGGCCCAGGGCGCTGCGTTCAAAGGCCGTCACGCTGGCGGTAGGCAGCAGGGTCACCAGGGTTTTGAGGGCGTTGGCGCCGCGCGTCAGTTCGGTCGATGTGTTGGCCGCCAGACGGACTATGTTCTCAGCCGGCTTGGCCGCCTGCGCCAGTTGCCCCAGTCGCTGCGCATGGCTGGTGGCGCGCGCGACCGATGAGCTGGCCTGCGAGACCCACTGGGTGATGGAAGACAGGGTCATCAGTTACCTCACACATGCGCGCCGTCGAACCAGGCGGCTCGCTGGTTTTGTTGGTGAAACTGCTCAAACAGCCGCTTCAGGTGCGGCATCAGCTCGTTGGCCAGTTGCCGGGAGTCTTTCACGTCGCCCTTGACGGTAATTTGCAGGGTGGGCGAGAAATTCACCTGTTGCGGCACAGCGGGTGCCTTGGCCACGGGCGTTGTCGCTGCTTTGGGTACAGGTAGCGCAGCGCCGGCCGCAACCGGTGGCGCAAGATTGGGTGGCACCGACGTGGCCGCCAATACGGGGGGCGCTTTCGGGGGCTGGCTTGCCACCAGCGACTTGCCCAACCAGCCGCCCAGCTTGTCACCGGCGAAAGAGCCAATCGCGCCACCGAGCAAACCGCCAATCGCGATCCCGACGGGGCCGCCCAGTGCCCCGACTGCGGCACCGAGCTTGGCGCCGGCTAAACCTCCGGCCAGCGTGCCGGCCGCACCGCCGTAACCCTGAGCCTTTTCTTCACGGGTAGTGGCGTTCTTGGCAGTATCAAAGATCTGGTACGCGGCCGAGCCAATAGCCAGCGCGCCACCCAGTCGGCCACCAGCCTTACCAAGCCAGCCTCCGACCCGCCCCAAAGCGCCACCCGTACGGGCCATGACACCTGCGGGCGGCCCAGAGGGCTTGGCCGCACCCCGGCCAGACCGGCCCAACAGATCAGGCAAGGCGCCGGCACCCGGCCAGTTGGTCACGAACACAGGTTGCGCTCCAGCAGCTGCCCCACCGGTGAGCACACTCGCCAGATTGCCCAGCTTGCCGGGCAGGCCAGGCATGCCTACAGCTCTGCCGGATCGACCCGCCAGGAGCGTACCCCGCACCAGATCAAGCGCACCGAGCCCGATGTTCCAGGCGGCACGGGCGCCTTTGAGCGCCACCAGCCCACCGGCGACCGTGGCAAGACCGGCCACCACCATGGGTGCCTGCGCGACGAGTGTGGCCAGCGCCCGACCCACGGAACCCAGTGCTTGGCCAACGGTGTCGGTGACCGGGCGCAAAGCATCCCCGATGCGGCGCAAGGCTTCGTCCCAGGCTTGGGTGACTTCGCTCCAGATCTGCTTTGAGGTTTCGCGCCGGGCGATCAGGTCCTGTTCGATTTCACCACTGGCGCGTGCCGCGTTTTGCTTGAGTCGCTGATACAGATCGGCGTTTTGCATGTAGGCGGTCAGCGCCGCCTTGACCTGCATGTCGGCAAAGAGGTCACCGGTTTTCATGGTGGCCTCGAAGGCTTGCAGCATGGCCTGCTGCTTGGCTGGATCACGTTCCTGACCGATGCGTTGCGCCGCCGCCGAGACTTGCTGGGCTCGCTGGGGATCGGCCTGCTCGATGTAGGCCCGGGCCAGCACGAACGAGGACTCCATGGTGCTCCAGCCCTTGCCGATAGCCTCCTGCATCATGGCGGTGTAATTGATACCGGCATCGGCGTAGCCCGCTGGGTCTCGGGTGAACCGATTTTGGAGAACCAGTTCTTCAGGTTGTTGGCCGCCTGATCCGGCGAGCCGGAGACCTTCATTTGCACCTGCAGCATGGCGCCCAGCTGATTGACCGAGTCCTGGCCGGTGATGCCGATCTTCTGCATCTCGGCCAACAACTCCGGAAACCAGCGCGCCATGTCCGAGGATTCGAACGATCCCTCTTTACCCAGGTAGGCAATTGCCTCCAGGGCTTGTTGCATCTGGGCCGGGTCACTGATCCTGGCGTTTTGCTCCAGCGCGCCGATCATGCGCGCGGTGTCGACATTGCCAGAACCCTGGCCCACGGCGAACTTGGCCAGCAGCGGCGCAAAGGCTGTGGCACGCTCCAGATCCATGCCGCCACCAACCAGCTGATTGACCGCCTCGGCCAGTTCGTTGCGCCCCATGCCGCTGGCCAGCGCACTTTGTGCGATCTGCTCGCCGATTTGTGTTTCGCGGGCCGTGCCGGCGATACCGGCCTTGATCGCCATGTCGCGCACAATGGCCTGGTAATTGGCCGAGATGGTGGCCGGCACCGCCACCGTGGCGGTCAGCTTGAGGGCATCGCCCACCGCTTCACGCCCCTGCGCAACCCCCTGACCGATGCGTTCACGCCCAATGGCCTGCAGCTCCAGCCCTCGCGCTGTGCGACCAAGCCGCTGATAGGCGCGGTCCAGGTTGTCCGCTTCAATGCCAGCCTGGCGCAGAACGGTCAGATTGCTCTCGATTTTCTTGCGGATGCCATCGGCGGCCGCATCACCGCTCAGGTGCAGTTTGCGAAACTCGCCTTGCAGGCGCTGCGTCTCGCCAATCGTGCGTTGCCACAGGCGTTGCTGCTCGGCGGTCTGCTTGAGGCGAGTGATGCGCGACTGGGTATCGGTCACCGCACGGCCCAGCGACCCATCGACCGCGCCGCCAATGACGATACCCAGTGCAATATCGCGTTTCATTCAGTCCTCCAGCCACCACAGGGCATCCCTGAGGTCCAGGGCATCAATCTCAGAGGGCGGGAAGTGCAGTTCCCGCGCCAGTCGCTTCATCAGCAGGCTCAGCAGTGGCGCGGTCATCCGGGCGAGCGGACACCAGGCGAAAGTAGCTGTCTTGCAGCCGCTTGTAGTCGGTAAAACGCAT